CCGCACCTGCGGTACTCCGTAGTCGGCTGCGTTTAATAGCCCAGCCCAGGCTCGATAGCCCATAGACCCTAGTTCCACAGCGAAGGACTGCCAAATTGGTAAGACTTCCTTCACTTCCTCACAGGCAATCCAGTACGGCCTCACTTGACGTGCCCAACGAATCACTTCGTAAACCAATTGCCCCCTTACGTCTTCCATCCCCATTTGTTTTCCTGCTGAGGAAAATGACTGACAGGGGGGAGATGCGATCAAGCCCTCTGCGCCCAGATATTCCAATGGGTCAATAGTGGTGACATCGGCGTGAATGGTGGCATGACCGGCTGCTTCGCGGGACGCCACTGCATCCTTGTCCAGTTCAATACCGATCACGTCACTCCTTCCAAGCATTCTCAGACCTTCATCCCAACCGCCAGGCCCGGCGAATAGGTCCAGGATCACCGTGCCTCCATGTCAGCGATGTACATGCGGGACGGGTCATACGACAACCAGACCGGTGTGCCACCGGACGGGTCAGCAGGCCCATACCTGTTCTTCACCGAACACACCCCAAGAAACCCAGGCTGTGAGTTCGTGACCGTCAGAATCAAAGCTGGGGTCTGTGCCACTTTCCCTTGGATCGCTGACCGTGGTGGGCACGGGTTACCGGGCACGCCCTCTGATGTGTGATGCAACGTCAAGAAACTGGCTGATGTTTCCCTCGCCCACCACTTGAACTCCCTCAGCAGGGAACGCATGGAGTTCCACTCATCCCCATCCGAATGCGTACAGTCGAGGAGGTTATCCACGACCACCAGTTCGGGAAACTCCCCATACATTTCGTGGAAACTTTCCAGTTCTAGTTCTAGATCAGCGAGTGATGGTGCTGATTCGAATGACCACCGGATGTGTCCCGCTTGAGACAGCACACCTGACGCCCACTCCGGGTCCGTGATCCACCCCTCGACCAGGGTTTGTGGTGTGTCGGTGATCATGGACGCCAGCCGCAAAGCCATTGTGTGTTCGTGTGTGTCTGCGCTCAAATACAGGCTGGGTCTTTGTGCTTTCAGAGCCCAATGCAAAGCCAGCGTGGATTTCCCGGCCCCTGGGGGTCCAGCAACCATCGTGACTTCCCCCCTGCGGAGGGTGATTTGTTGTCCGGTCAGGGACGAATACACGGTGGGGAGGCTCGCGGCGATCTTCGCCCCTGACCGGACTGCTCTGTGCAGTGAGCGCATCAGTTCAGGCGGTGCGGCTCTGCAAGTATCGAACGATCAACTCCGGTGCAAGCGGTCCACGCTTACCCACCGGAATGTTATTCATCCGTGCCCACGCACGAATCGTCTGACTCGACGGAACATCAGACTCCACCGTGTCAGGGGTGGTCACCGGCTGCGCCGGGGTCGTCTCATTCTCGGTATACACAGACATGTTTCCTCCTTAAGCGACACGAACGGTTTTGCACTGCTGGTTACGGTCGGGGTGCTGGCACGCCCAAAACGCCTGATACGGCTGACCTGTCTTCTTCGATGTCCCTGCGGGAACGAACTTCCGTGGCTGTCCGTGGTCGCACATGGGTGCGTCCTGTGGTGCAGGTGTCGGGGCGACAGGGGTTGATGCCCACGGGTCAGCAGCGGGAGCTGCCGGTGCGGGCGGTGTGGGAGTCACCCACGGGTTAGGTGGGGCTGAGTTCGCCACCAAGGGGGCAGCGTTCCCGGCACCAGCCACAAGGTTCACAGACTCAACAAACGTCTGGATGTTGTCGGCAAGTTCTGCCCAATGCAGGTTGAACTCGCTCTGCGAATCACCACGGACAGTGACCTGAACGTCATGATCCGCTACACGGATTCGCATGTTCGCGCTGAACGCGGACTCAGTTGACATTACTTCTCCTCATCACATGTTACTTATTGAACAAAAGGAAGGTTGTAGGGGGGCTTACCGCCCACTGCGTAGCAGGAAGGTGCCACGGTGCATGTTTGGCACATGCTCGTGACGTGTGGCATGAACCGTTCGGAACGCACAGAGTCTTCAAACATGGAGAGCCAGTAGGCGAGCATGTCGTCGGTGTAATGCAGCAGCGACCGCATCTGCCCCATGTCCCCTTTGCGGCCCATGAAGTAAGTGCCTACGGCAGGGTTGATGTTTCCTCGTTGACGTAACCCGGCAGCATAGATACCTAGTTGCGTTGATGAGGCTGGTTCACGTGACCCTGTTTTAATATCACAGACCACTACTTCCCCGTCAGGGGTAACGAATACTCGATCCACGTACCCCTGCACTACAAGCTCGGGGCTGGCATCTTCGGCAGTGGAGGGGTTGGGAAGAGTCAGTGTGAACTCCCATTCAATGAACTTGTTTTCCCCGTCAGTAAGCAGTTCCCACCGTGATTCTTTTCTCCACCTGGCGTAATCGACGAGCATTTCTAGCCCGTGTGCGTCCCACCATTGAGCGTCTTCCTTGTTGGGCCAATACTTTGTGGCACGCCCAGCAACCCTGACGGGCTTACTCATATCCAACTTTTCGGTTTGTTCTACCCAGGCGTCAGCCCAAATCTTTGCGTATGGGCGGTCGTCCCCCAGGTCGTACATTTCGGTGGCCTTGTGTACCGCTGAACCACCCACGAACCACCATGCCTGCTCCTGGGGTACTTGGTACACCTTGGACAGCCGGTACTTTTCTCCGCACTGTTGGAACGTGTCGAGGCTCGAATAGGACAGGTGCGGTTTACCCGTCAGGTCTTTCACCGTAGGGCGGGTCACTGTTCCACCACCCACACCATGTGTCCGGTTCCAGTGATGTTGATGTCCTCGTGGTTCACGTCCCGGTCGTACAAGTCAGCGAGCTTGATCACGCATTCCCAGTCGTGGTCTGCATGGTCTGGTTCAGCAACGATGATGTAGAACCCTGGGATTGTTCTCAGACATACGGTGTCTGTCGTAATGTTCAAACTTTGATCGGTCATTGCCATAATCATCAGTGTGCCCCCTGTTACGATCTGCTGCAAGTAACTGATACGGCGTGTCGTCACATGTTCCAAACCGACACGCCGAGGATTGGTCGAAAGTTGCGAAGCGGCTGAAAACAAATACAATTACGAGGGCGGGAGCCCGAGTATATAGACTTTTAAATACATGTATTTATGTACATACATGTATTTGTTCTCGCGGTGTAAACCGCGACAGAACTAAACGTCGTGTCCCCCACCAACCCCCTAGGGGGGGGGTTTGTTATTCGAGTTCCTCAGGAACTGCGTCTTCGGGTAGTCGTGTGATTCCTCGCCGGATCGGAATGTCATTCTTCCCATCCCCCCTCTTCTTCGGAACATAGAAAAATCCAGGCCGTGATTCTGGATCATAGGCCACAACAATATTGTGTTCCGAAATTTTTGCAAGCCAAAGTTCTAATTTGTGATGTTCCAGTTCCGGCACATCAATGCCGCGACGGACACGGGCCAGCACCCGCAACATGCGGGCCGGGTATCTCGCCAGGTGTTGAGACTTCACCTTCCACGGCAGCTCCTCATCGAAGCGTGCCTTCGGCTTGGTCTTATTCGCCCGCATCAAAGCCACCGACACCGTAGACCTAGATACTTTCTGACCAGTGTGGATTAAAATGAGGTCCGTGATCTGCTCATGGGTATACCCCTCCTCCACCCAACGCTGTAGTTGGTCGATGGGCGGCAATACTCGTGGACGGGCCATGAAACATAGTTTACATCACATGTTGGAAAACCACAAAAATCAGGGAAAAATCGGCCCATGTCTCACTGTTACGGTTACAAAGGTTGAATCTACCCCCCAAAAAACGTGGGTGTTTTCCCACGTGGCGCGCCCGGAGGGATTCGAACCCTAGTCACCTGTTGCATTGACGTGAACATGTGCGATATATTCCAGTCCATAAGTTACAAAGGACATATCGGGAGGTATCGTGAACAAGATTGTTTTGTCAGATGCGATTGACCAGTTCATTCAACATTCCAAAGCTCAAGGGCTTGCTGCGAACACGGTGAAGAACCGTCGCGTGTGCTTGCATCACGCCCTCACCTGTTGGGGAAACATTCAGGTTCGGGCTATTGAACCGCGCCATGTGGATTTGATGTTCTCGTTGAAAGATTGGAACGCTGCCACAAGAAACAATTACCTTGCCCAGTTGAGAATCTTTTTCAAGTGGTGCCGTAACCACAAGATTCTGGGCCGGGATGATGACCCGACCGCGACGTGGAGTAAGCAGCGGGAACAGCGAAGCGAACAGTTACGTGTCCCCCAGGAACAGTTCGGGGAACTGTTGAACGCGACAGGTACACCGTTGGACAGGATCATCGTGTCCCTTGGTTTGTTCCTGTTCGTGCGTGGGTCAGAGATCACATCCATGAAGGTCAGCGACGACCGGGGGGAGGAGATGCGGGTGATCCGACACAAGACGAAGAAGATTGATTACTTGCCGATCTGCTCGGAACTTCGGGTCGAGTTGGATCGGTGGAAGAAAGAATATGCCCGGTTGATTGGGCAGCCACCCCACCCGGATCATTACCTTGTGCCCCGCCGTATGCCACCGGGGGTGGCGGGGGAGTTTGAAAACATTCGGTCGTTCCATGCGAACGTCCTGGCAGGGGTGTACCCGGATCGTCCGTTCCTCACCCCGTACCACGCTGTGAAGCGCACCCTGAAAGCCATCGGGTTTGAGGTGAAGGGCACTGGTGTTCACACCCTCCGCAGATCAGGG